GATAACGCGCAGAATCTCCCGCAGGCCCAGTCGCTTGCGCTCGGCCTCGAGTTTCGCCAGCTTGCCGTCGGCGATTGCGCGCCTAAAGAAGTCGTCGTAAAGCTTGTGGACGTGCAGCAGGTAGCGCAGCTTTTCGCGCCCGTCCACGTCATCCATCGGGCTATTCGTCCACAAGTCGATGATGTGCGCGCGGATGTGCTCTCGCGCCTCGACCATCATCTCGTCCTGCCACAGCCGCTCGGCCTCCGCGGCCCGTCGCTGCGGGTCGGTCACTTCAGCCCATCCCGTGCAGCCCGCAGCCGCAGCAATTCCGCATTCGCCGCGGCGACCCTTGCCACCACATCCTCGCGCGCGGCGTCCGCCGTCGCAATTTGCGAGCCGAATTGAGTAATTTTGCTAGCCGCGGCTTGCGCCCGCGCAGTCGCGCCGTCCCGGATCGCCACCAGCGGCGCACGCGCAGCGCCAGTCAGCGGCACCAGTGCGGCGATGGTGGCGTCCCGCGTGGCGATGGCGTCGTTGCGCTCGATCACCGCCGCATCACGATCGGCCCGCAGACGCGTCAGATCGCCCTGTAGCGCCTCGCGCTGCTCGACCAGCACATCCCGCGCGGTGCGCTGCTCGATGACGCCTAGCGTCGCCTGGTGCAGCGCGCGGCGGTCCTCGCGTTCCTCGCGCGACAGCTTGCGCCTCACGTGCTCGGCCTCGGCGCGGTCGATGGCGAGCGCGGACGCCTGCGCGCCGATGGGCCGCTCCACCAAGATCACGTCGCCGTCGTCCTCGCCCGTCTCGGGCATGCTCAGCACCGAGTAGCCGAGGTACACGCGCTTCGGGTGCTGCGGGTTGATCGTGTGCGGCAGCAGGTCCGCGGGCGGCTCGATCCCGTCGAACAGCAGATTCGCGTGCAAGCCCGCAGACTCGACCATCTCGGGCTGCGTGATGCCGTCGACCGTGATCGTGGCGCCGGTCGGCTTGTAGATCGTGCCCAGCATGTCGACGTGCAGGCCGGCCATCGGCGCGAGCAGCGCCCGCATCGACGCCTCGTCGGCTGTGCGCAAGTACAGCACCGTGCGGCTCATACCGCGAGACTCCGTGCGCGGTCACTCGGCACCGCGCGTGCGCCGGCCCGGATGCGCGTCGTGAGCACGTTCGCGCCATCGGCCATCACCGCGCGCGTCGTCGTCGGCACCGTGCCGCTCGTGTCCTCGACCACCGCGCCGCCGTTGAGGCTGGCAACGAATCGGTTGGCCGCCCACGTGATCGCCACGCGGTTCAGCGCGCCGACGTTCGGCGTGCCACCGTCGATGCTGGCCTGCGCCGCGCCGCCGTCGGTCACTGCGTAGACGCCATCGTTGGTGATCAGATGCCGCTCGTTGGCCGTGCCGTCGTCCAGCGACAGCACGTTCTGCGAGCCCGCTGCGGCCGGGATGTAGTCCACCACCACCGTGCCCTCGGTCGCGGTCGCAAGGCTGTTGCTCGGCGCATCCACCGTCCGCGTCACCGTCGCCGCGAACGTCGGGATCGGGGAGGTGGCAACCGCGCCGTCCTCCTCCTGCACGTAGTCCACGTCCACCGCGTCGCCGCTGGTGACGATGCGCACGCCGATCGTCGGGTTCGTGCTCGTCACGGTCGTCTGGAACCGCTGCCACGCCGACGTGAGCGTGCGCGCGACCCACGTCGTCCCGCCGTCGATGGTCGTCTCGACCGTGCCCGTGCCGGTGCGGCGGCGCAGGAAGATCGACAGCACCCGCGCGCGGCTGGTGCTCGTGATCGCCTGCGTCGCGGTCGCGTTCGCGCCGGTCGCCGTCAGCACGGATGCGCTGTTCGCCGCGCCGTCCGTGCCCGTGGCCGTTAGCGTCGCGGTGGCGTTCGACTTCGTCCACGCGGCGTTCGACAGGTCGCGCGACCACAGCACGCGATTCGTCGCCGCCGGCTCGCTCCGCAACCCCCACACACCGAGCGCCGCGTCCCACGTCACTGCGGGGGCGTAGCGGGCGGCGCCTGCCGTCGGCACGTAGGCGGTAAGTGCGCCCACGTTTGCTTGAAACTCTGTCATCGTCACGGTTAATGACGACTGCATTGCTCCTGCGAGGTATATGTACGGCTTCGATACCCCGCCGCCACTTGCGGCCGTAAGTGAATTTACAAGCAACCCTCCATTAATGCCAACGTATTGGTCGCTATTGCTTGCATTAATCGTTGACTGCGAAAAGCCCTGGTCCCCGGTCGAATAGATAGTGACCGCTTCGCCGCCGGTCAAAAGCCGCGACAACTTTACGCGTTGCTGCTGAGAATACGACGCCCCTGCGGCGAATGTGAATCCGACGCTTCCGGTTTGTAATGCGCGCGAGCCGCCAAACCCAGTGCCCATCGTCTGATCAAATGTGATCGTCGGGGCAGTCTTGCCATTCAACGTGCCAGTGCCGACCGTCGGCGGAGTGGTCCCCCCGGCAGTAAATGCAGAAGACGGCTCGCTGCTGGTATGCAGGTTATGCGCCGCCCACCGAAAGCCGCCGTCCTGCTGCTGCTCCAGCCGCGGCCCGGTCATCGCATCGGCGGACAACCGCACGCCGCCGTGGCCGGGCAGGCGCCAGCCGGTGACCGCGCCGGTCGTGCCCCACGCATCCGCGTTGCTGATCGCCTCGCGGATAGCGGCGGCGGTGGCGTCGAGGGTCCACGGAATATCTGCGACGCCCCACGGCGACTTAGCGCACCACGGACCGCGCCCCTTCCACGGACTGCGCGCTTTCCACGGTCCGCGGCGCAGGAACGTCATTTGCTGCCGATGACCCCGAAGCGCGAGGTCACACCCGAGCCCGCCGTGCGCGTGGCCCGCAGCGCACGCACCGGCGCGTCCAGAACGTCGGTCGACAGCGTGGTGGCGGTGGCGTTCGGCCACGGATACCACAGCCGGCCGTCTACGCTGTACTCCACCAGCACGCTATCGCCGCCCAGCGGCTGCACGTAGACGGTGGCCGGGTACAGCACGTTCAAGTCGGCCGTGACGGCGGTAGAGCCCGTCAGTTCGCCGTGAAATTCGTCACGCAGTCCCATCAATCGCTCCTGCCGGCCGCATCGCGGCCGCTTGCATGTTTGCCTGCGCCTGGATGCGCGCGATCTCGATCCTCGCCTGCGCCTCTAACTCGGCCTTGAAGCGCGCTAGCACCATGTCCTGCTCGGCCCGCATGCGCTCCAGGTCCATCTGCTGCTGCATACGCTGCTGCTCTAGCGCGAGTTCGGCCTGGCCCTTCGCCTGCTCCTGTTGCAATTCGGCCTGCGCTTTCTGCGCTTCCAACTGGCCCTTTTGCTGCACCTCGACCATCCGCGGGTCCGGCGGCGGCGCCTGCTGCGGCTGCGGCTGCGGGACGCTCCAGAACAGATCGCCCGACTTGAAGCCGGCAAGGTTGGTCAGCTTGTCCAACATCGCTTTGACCTTGCCCGGCTCGGTCAGCCCCAGCGGAATCGCCGGCCCGAGTGCGATCTGCAGCATGTTCATCAGAAACTGCTGCTGCTCCTGCCTGTTGCCGTTGCCCAGCCCGACGCTGATGCTCATGTCCGCGCGCTTTACCCATTGGCGCGGGTCGACCGACACGTATTGATTGCGCATCCGCACGATCTGCGGCTGGCGCGCGTGCTTGAGCGTGAGCGCGTGGATGAGAAGAAACAATTCCTTGACGGCCTCGGCGAATTGCCGCGCGACCATCTCTAGCCGAGCCTGCGACGCGCCCATGATCTGCATGATGCCGGTCGCGGTCTTGTTCAGGCTGTTCGCATCCAGCCCCTGCGTATACCGCGTAATACCCGTCCGCGTCTCCCGCACCGCGTCCATGTACTCGATGACCGGCAGCCCCGCGCCGGCCGTCTGCGGCGTGGTTAACGGCATCATCGACGTGCCCGGGTCGCCATCCACCCGCACCAGTCCGCCGGGGCGGCTCACCAGCATGTCGTCGAGATTCACCCGCGCCTGGTCGACGGCGAACCGCGGCGCGGCGGACAGATACGTGGCATCCAGCACGCCACGCTGCAACGCCGTTTTAACGTCCTGAATGTCGCCCGCGATGTCGTAGACCGACTGGCCGTAGTGCTGATGCGGCAGCGGAAACGGCGCGAACGCCGCGATCGGGATGCAGTCCGCATCCTCGTCTAGCAAGATCGTCTTGCCGACCACGACGATGTGGCGCAGTTCGGCCTTGCCCCTGCCCGCGTAATCGCAGCGCATCCAGCACTCGCGCACCCGGACGCGGCGCATGCTCGGGTCCGACTCGCCCGCATCCTCGCGGTCCCGCCACGGGTTATCGCGGTCCCGAATCTCGGCTTCGTAGTCGTTGCCTGACTCTCCGCCGTCGCTCAGGTCGTCCGGAACGTCGAATCCCTCTAGCCGCAGTTCCGACAGCGTTTTCCGCTCGCGCCGCTGCACGAAGTCGGCGTGCGCAAGCGAAACCTTGTCGTGCTGCGCGGACACGTAGATGCGCTCCGGCGCCACCACTTGGAACTTCACGCACCCGTACGTCACCGACCTGCGCAGCGCCACCGCATGCACCGGCTGCCCGTAGCCGTCAACCGCCGGCAGGTGCTCGACAATCTCGACCTCGGCGTCCTGCGCCAACATCGCGAATTCGTCGTCCGTCAGCCCGGCGTACCGTTCGATAGTCGTGTCCTCCGACTCTTCCCAATGCGCGAACACGTAGCCGGTTTTGCTCACCAGCCCGTCGTGCAAAAAGTCGTGCAGGACCTGGAAGCCGGCGTTGCGCTCGAGCGCAATATGGTTGACGTACTCGGTTTCCTGCTCGGCCGCGGCGATATCCTCCGAGCCGCGCGGGGCAAACTCGGCGACCTTTTCGCCCGACAGGAAGATTCGCAGGATGCTCGGCTTGATGCTCTCTACGATGTCGTAGACGTCGCGGCTGACCACCTGCGAGCGGCCGTCCGGCGCCGGGTTTGTGTTGTCGCCGAGGTAGTACCGCAGGCTGCGGATGCGGTCCTCGGACACCTCGCCCGCCTGCTCGGCCAGCCGTTCCGCGTGCTCTATCGCGGTAATCAGCTGTGATTCGGTCATGCGGGGCATTCAGACGATTCCTGCGTTGCTGTATTTGAGCGGCGCGAGTTTCTTGCTTTCGCGTAGGCCAAGAATGAGATACCGCAGCGCATCCGCGCCGTGGCTGTATGTGTCGTGGATCGGCTGCGCCTTGAACTCGCCGAGCTTGTCGTTCCAGTCGCGGCGATAGTTGTTCAGGCACTCCAGCCCGCGCGCGCAGTTGCGCTCGTCCAGCCACAGGCGGCCGAACGTCATCCGCACCGCGTTAATCCCGTCCTCGAGCCCGAGTTTCGGCGCTACCTCAAACCGCACGCCGAGCTCGCGCGCAATCTCGAGCCGGCTCTTGCCCGTGCCCAACTCGCGCACCTCGATGTCGTGCGGGGCGATGTGCCGGCCGTAGACGTAGGGCTTGCCCTGCAGGACGCGCACGTAGTGCTGCAGCCCTTCGCCGCTGGCTTCGTAGTAGTCGATCAACCGAATCTCGGTGCCAACCTGCTGCGCGAACCAGATGGCCGTGCTATCGCCGACGCCCAGGTCCCACGCGGTATGCACCGGCAGCCTGGCGTCGTACGACACCGTGCCCACCCGGCCATCCTTGCGCGCCGCGGACATCTCCGCGCGGTAGATCGCGCCCAGCGCCGGCACGTTGAATTCGCACTCAAACTCTTGCGCGTACTGCTCCGGCGTCATCTGCCGCCGCGCGTCGTCTAGCTCGGCCTGCGCAATCAACCCCGTCTCGGACGCTCGCAACATCAGCGAAACCCAGCCGGGCTCGGTGCGCGACTGCTCATGCACCGCCGCGAAGTGGTTCTTACCCTTTGGGGTGCCGATGAACACCGCCCAGCCTTTGCGGTCGGACAGCAGCGGCCTAATGATCTCGCCCCAGACGTTCGGCCGCATGTCGCCGTATTCGTCCAGGCACACCCCGTCCAGATAGATCCCGCGCAGCGCGTCCGGGTTGTCCGCGCCGTACAGTCGGATGCGACTGCCGTTCTGCAGTTCGACGCTCAACTCGGATTCGGACGGCGCCTTGCTCGAGACTGACCGGGACAACGCTTTCAAGTAGTCCCACGCGATCGCCTTGGCCTGCGTGTAATACGGGGCGATGTACGCGTATCGCGCAGCCTGCTTCTGCGTGGCAAGCGCCCGCGTCACCAGGTCCGCGACGCTCGCTAACGTCTTGCCTGCGCGGCGATGCGCGACGATGCACGTCCAGCGCGCATTGCGCTGGTGAAACGGCAAAAACGCGGTCCGTGGCTCAAACTGCATCCAGTTCGCACTTCGGCAACGGCCACGACACTTCGATAGCCCCGCCGTCTGGGCCGCTAATTTCGCTTACCGTCGGCGCGTTCGACAACACCTTGTCGAGCAGAATCTTAGCCGCCTGCACCTGCGATTGCGTCATCTCGACTTCGCCAAACGCATGTTTAGTAAGCCGATTTACTAGCTGACTGGCTTGGATCTTGCCGCGCACCATATCGGAATGGCGCGGGTTTAGTCTGGCTGCCATATCTGGACTCCCCTCGCGGGTGTGGTCCGCAAAAAAAACGCCGCACAAGGCGGCGTTAACCATCGTTTGGGAGGAGGCTAGATGAACGCTGCGGGGGGTCCGCCGCCTTCGGATTTGAATCCTACAGCGTTTTGCGGTCGGCGCAATTCATTCTAGGCCTTTTCTGCGCAATATTTCCATCAGCGATTCCCGCGCGCGCTCGTACACGACTTCCAGCGGCTCACCTAGCGGCCGCTGGGTGCCTAGCACCGCATTCGACACGGCGTCGCGCTCGATTGCCGACAGATCGTCCACGGCGGCGTCGACCGCCCTGGCGAGCGAATCCTCGGCAGACGAAAACAGCGCCTCAAAGTCAGTGGCGCCGGTGCCGGACATACCGAGGCTCCGCGGCCGGAACCCGAGGTTTAGGTTCGACCGGCGCAACCACGTGCGCCAGATTTGCAGGAGCTCGGACAGGCGCTTGTCAGTCATTGCAGCCACGTTAGAGCGCCCCAAGCGGCCGCGGCGGTGTACCCCGCTACCCCCATAGCCAGCACCCGCGGCGAGCGCCCGGAATCGGCCAACCAAAGCTCCAGAAGCACCACCGCGGCGCGGATGCCGCAGTACGCGGCCATAGTTGCGACGTATGTTGTCATGCTAACAACGCCGATTCAAAGAAGCAACCTGCCCATCCGTTTTTGCTCATCTGGCGTAAATTCATTTACGATATTCAGCTCGCGCAATTTCCTAATTACGTAATTGTGAGCCGGCCCGAGCATTGATCTCTCGCATGCAATGAGTTTGGCAGACCGGCCGCCGCTTTTTAAGCGCGGCGGAATGCAGTAAAACACCAGGTGAGGCCCAACAAACTTAACGGGCCACTCTGCATCAATGCCTAAATCCCTAGGGCTCGCCCATTCTTCTAAAACTCTTTGCGCCATATATGCGACCTTGCGCAATTCTTTCATCTGCCGCAACTCGTTTTCAATCGCAATCAGCGTCGCCGCGTACTCCCGCAGCGGGCACGTCGCCAGCGGGCCGGCCTGCGTGATTGCCCGCGCGGCGGCGTCGGACAGCCACTGAATCATCTCGTCTATGGTCATGACACGTCCTCCACTCTCAGCGTCCACCTGCCATTCAAGCCCTAAACACGGCGCCCATCTTTCCGTCATGACAGATCCACCACGCGCAGCCGGCCGTCGCGGCGCCAGCCCCACACCTCGATCCGGAACCCAGCCTCGCGCACCAGGCCGACCAACGGCGACTCGGTGATCTTGCGCACCCGCGCGGCGACGTTCGTGGCGCTGGTCGTCTGCACCGCGAGCACGTCCGCCTCGCGAATCGCGATGATGTCCACGAAGCCCCACAAGTCGCGTTTGAACGTCCGGCCCGGCGCGCGGATGGTCATCTCGACGACCTCCGCGTGCCAGCCCTGCTCGCGCAGGTAGGCAAGGCTGCGGGCGGTGGGCGTCATAGATTTAGCCCGTGCTGCTCAGGCTTTGGCGGCTCGTGCGGGATCAGCGGCGCCTGCCGGTAGGCGTCCTCAATCCGTCGGCAAGCGATGTCGAAGTATTTTGGCTCGCGCTCGATGCCGATGAACTTGCGGCCCATTTGCGCACAAGCAACGCCAGTAGTCCCGCTGCCCATGAATGGATCAAGAATTACGTTTGCGTCAAGCTTCAGCATAATGCGGACCATCAGCTTTACCGGCTTTTGCGTCGGATGCTGCAACTGTTCGCCACGCGCAATATTAGCGGCCGGAAGATTTTGAAATAGCGCTGGATCACGAAGAACGGATTCCTGCCGCTTTCCAACCCACTTTGACTTGTCTCCCGTAATGTATATCTCCTCATGTGTCAATTTCCAGGGGAACTTCAAATCGCCCATCCCGACGTGAGACCCTTTGTCCCAAACCAGCGTGATGTGAACGCCGCTAGGTTTCGGACACTTTGGAGACCCGAACCAAACGCCCGCGTCCGCGCGAACTGCAGCAAAAACAGCATCGCGAATTGCCGTGGATTCGTCCCCGACAATAACCTCGTTTGACTTATTAACCGCTACGTTTAATCCATACGGCGGATCAGTAATCACCGCGTCCACCTTTGGCAGCGTCGGTAATATTTCAAAGCAATCGCCAAGATAAAGCGTAGCGTCGCCGATACGCTCAACCCTACTCATCCCCGCCGCTCCTGATGCCAGTCCCCGCGGCACCGATCCATCGCCAATTGCACCGCGACTTTCGCCCGCCCCCACCACCGCAGCGTGCGCGACTCGGCGCACAGCAGCGCGGCGGATGCGTCGTCCTGGCGCGCGTGGCGGCAGGTGCGGCAGGTCACGGGCTTACTCGCGATTGATCGATAGCGTGCCCAGCGCCGCCGTTTGCTGCCCCGACTCGATCTGAACCTTCGCGATCTTGATTTCCGAGTAGAACGACTCGTGGATCTGCGCGGCCAGCTTCGTGATTCTCGCCGCCTCGTCGATCTTCACTTCCCCGTTCTTTACCCCGAGCATCATATTGACTAGAAACTCCCTCAGTTCCCCGGTGGTTTTGATTCTTGCAGCCATTGCGCAACTCCTTTATTAGCCGGTTGATTTCGCTCCGCGTCTTGGCAAGTTCCGCTTCGCGTAGTTCTGCCTTGCGCCATTTCATGGCACAAGGCCCACAAAGGTGAATGTTTCGGTAGCATCGAAATGAACGCCCAACTTTCTCAACAACCCCGACAGTCTTTCGCGCCTGTCTGCGTTTGCACGCGCACAACCCATAGATTGCGCACCACTCGCGCCCCGGCCAAGCATTGGCGTCCGCCACAGCGGCATTCCATGTTTGCTCTCGCCATTGCGCAAGCGCATTGGTTCCGTCTAGCAAAAACCATTCGCGATGCTCGCGCAGAGCTTCTTCGCGCGCATCTTCGTCGTGCCAAGGATCGTTTACCCAGCGTCCGCGGAAATAGCACCCAAGGCCCGCAAATTGATCCGTTGCATGCGGGTCGTAGTAGTTGACACCGAACGCCCTTGCCGTGTTCCGTGCCATGCTGCTGTACCGATGCGACAGCGCCCAAACAACCGAAACGAAACGCTCCGCAGAAAACGACCGGTCGCGCGTCAATCGAGCCAACACGCGCGATACTTTTTCGGCCGGCCGCAGATAGCGCCACGTTTGATAGAACCGCGACCACACTACCGCCGCCCCCGGCTGAATTCGTACACCCGCCCTTCCGTATCGCGCATCGGCTCGTGGTAGCGACCGGTCATGCCTGCTCCGGCATGCGCTTGACGGCCCCGGCCAGCATGGCCCGGATGCGCGCCAACTGCTCGGCACCGCGCGCAATCTCCTCCGGCGTGCGCCGCGGAACCGGCAGTGCTCGCCGATGTTCCGGCGCAGGCACCTTCGACTCCACCAGCCGCACGAATTCCGGCAGCGTCGGCGGCCACGCGCCACACTCAGCCGGCATCGCCCGCACCGCCTCGGCCAATACGTCGCGCGGGAACCGACCAAGCGCACCCGCCCAGGTCGCCTTGACCTGCTCCGGATTCACGCCAGTCCACATCGCCGACATCTTCTGCACCCCGTACGCGGCGGTCATCCGCTCGAAGATGCGCTCCACCCATGCCGCCGGCAGCGGCTCGCAAGTCGATGACATTCGCACTCCCAGTCAACGCCGCGAGCGTCGCTTGGCGGGCGTCCGCCTGCGGCGAAAGGCGCGGCACCCGTTTGAACCAGTTAGCCACGAACTTTGGCGCGGACTTCGGGCTTGCGGGCCGCCGCGTCGGGTTCGTCTCCAGCCAGATCACCATCCGGGCGAATTCATGCTCCGCGGTCGGATGCAGCTTGCAGTACGCGGCGTATACGTCCGCGGGCATTTCGTAGGGACCGGCTTTTGTGGTCAATCTCATGCCTGTGGGGCCTTCGCTGTTGTGCTTCCTGCAGTGCTTTAGCCAGCATCGGCAAAAACTCTCCCTAACCTCACGGATGTGAAGTTAAGAAGGCATCGGCGTCTATGCAGGTTGTCTACGGCGCTGCCAACGCCGCATCCCTTCGCCCAACCCGCGCGGGCAGCTAGCCCACAACTCCAAGCGGCACGCGGTTAAGAGGGATTGCACCTCCCGCGCACTTCGCTTTACGTCCGATCGACGGCTGCCCTTTCCTTCCGCGCAGCGAGGCAGCAGCGCTCTTCGTTACGGCCCGGAGTGCCGCATTAGTCGTTCAGCCCATCCGATACCGCGCGACGTGCTTCCCCGTCGGCGTCTTAATCTTCTCGACCACGATGGGATGCCCCATCTGCCTAAGCTCAAGCACGCGGCTCGCCAGCCGGAAGCATCCGAACTCGTGCAGCGCCTCCAGCGGCGTGATCGCGCGGCCGGCGCGCAATGCGTCGAGCACCATCTGCGTCTGCGTCATCGCGTCCCTCCATCGAATCGCACAAATTCGCGCAGCGGCCTGACCTCGCGGCCGTCGAGCAGCCGCACGCGGACCTGGTGTCCGCTCGTGCGCACGACCGTCCCGCGCTCACCCGCCAGCGCGCCGCAGACCACCACGACCGGCGAACCCGCCGGCGGCAGTCCAACGCCGCCCGTGTCCTGCAGCCACTGCGCCAGCCGCGCGCGGTGACGCTCGCCGAGCGCGATGTCTCGCCACTCGCGATCCGTGCGATCGCCGCCCGACAGGAGCCAGTGCCGCGACCCGCGCGGCTGCCGACGATGCGCCGCCAGCGCCTCCGGATCTGCGGCCAGAATGCCGGTCAGCCGAGCCACGGCGCGTCGTCCGCAGGCGGCGGCACGGGAACCGGGTGCGGGAGCCGGCCGAAGGGCCAACGCGGGTCGCTGCGGTCCATCAGGCGGACTCCTGCGGGCTTTCGTCGGCGACCGGGAATCCCAGCGCCACCAGTTGCCACACCCGCCCCTCCGGCAAGTCGTTTTCGCCCCACTGCGACACGGCCGAAACCGTGACGCCTAGGCGCTCCGCTAGCTGAGAGGGCGTCCCGCCGGCCCACGCGATGGCGGCCGATTTGCTGATGGTTGGAATCCGCGACATGGCCCCAACCTTAGCATGCTGAAAGCCGAAACGTCAAGCATGCTTGGGGGGGCGACCGTGTACCATATTTGTATGAGCGACATCGGCGACCGCATCAGACGGTTACGCCAGGCTCGGGGGGAAAGGTTGACGGACTTGGGGGCGGCCGCCGGGCTATCGGCGTCGGCGGTTCACCAGTGGGAATCCGGCACAACCAAGGGCCTACGGCCGGCCAACCTGATTGCCGTGGCGGACCACTACAACGTTTCCATCCGCTGGCTGGTCACGGGTGTAGGCCCGCAGCACTTGGTCGCGGCCCGGACCGCGTTCGAAGTGCAGGCAATCAACCTGTTCCGCAAGCTCACGCCTGACGGCCAGCACGCCGCGCTTGCGCACCTGAACTGGATGCTTGCGCAGGAAAGCCCCCGCGCAGAGCGGTCGGCGGACAACCCGTTCCCGAACGCTATACAGCCCGAGTAGGCGCAGGAACCCCTCTTTTTTTGCCCGTCGCTTAAGGATGCTTGACTTCCTGCGGCCGCTCGCTTAAGATTGCTCCATCGCCGCACCCCGCGGCGCAGGAGAGCCCGATGCACACCGACCCGGCCTTGATTGACGCCTACCGGCACACGGCGCGCGCGGTGCGACGCGAGCAGGCGCGCAACGAATTCATCGACGTCCGCGTGGGCGAGCTCATCTGCATGTTCGACCGCGACCCCGCGCAGCCGATTGCGGCAATTTTTGCCTACGGCCCGCGCGTGGAGATGCGCGAAGACGTTGTGGCGTTCGCGATCGAAACCGACGGCAGCCCCGACTTGCTGCTCGGCCGGGCGCTCACGTGCCCGCTCGTGCGGCGCGACCTGGTGGCCCGGTACGCGCTTGCGCGGGCCGAGGTGGAAGCCGACCGGCTGGCCAACGAGTTCGACGATCAGGAGGGCTAGATGGCTACTTTGTTCTCGCGGCGCGCGATGAAGCGCGCGGACCCTAACCCGCACGGCCTGACGTGGGCTGACATCCAGCGGCCCCAGCCGCCGCGCCCACCAAGCGGGCTCGCGTTGGCGCTCTTCATGGCCGGCGCAATCGGTTTTGCCGCCGGCGTCGCGCTGGTGCTGATGGCGACGGGAGCCGCGTGATGTACCTCGACCTGCTGATCGACTTCCTGCGCGCCGCCGCGCAGATCGCAGCCGCGGCGTTCGTCGGCTGGTTTGCCGCGGCAGGCGCGGCGTGGATTTTTGGAGGGATGCTGTGAAAATGGAAACACCGTTCGACTCGCCGCCGGCCGCAGCGCCGTCGGCACAACTGCACGCCGCGATGGCGCGCGCGTTCGCGCAGATCGAAGGCGCGGTGAAAGGCAAAACCAACCCCGCATTCCGCTCGAAGTACGCCGACCTGGCCGCGGTGGTCGATGCCATCAAGCCCGCGCTGTGCGAGCACGGGCTGTGGTTCCTGCAGCGCACCAGCCGCGCGGACGGCGGGGTGTGCGTCGAAACCGTGATCCTGCACGCCAGCGGCGAGTCGATGTCGTGCGGCACGCTCTACATGCCAGCGACGAAACAGGACGCACAGGGCTACGGCTCCGCGCTCACATACGCGCGCCGGTACAGTCTGATGGCGGCGTTCGGCGTGCCAGCCGAGGACGACGACGGCAACGCGGCGGCGGGCCGTGGCAACGGCCGCCAGGACGCGCCAGAGCCGCCCGCGGCGGGCGAGACGGACGAGATGCTGTCCGCGCTGCGGGAAGCCGCTACGCAGGGTTCTGCGGCCTTGCAGCGGGTGTTCGCCGCGCTACCGAACGGCGCGGCCAAGCGCGCGGTGTGGGACACGCACGCCGCGTCGCTCAAGACCGCGGCGGCGAAGGCTGACACGGTGGCGGCGTGAACGCCGGCGAAAAAGCCGCGTGGCTCCAGTCCCGCTGCGGGAAGTTGTCCGCGTCGGTAATGGCGGACGCAATGGATATGACGAAAACCGGCAAACCCGGCGCTAAGCGAGTCGCGCTGCTCAAGCGGCTGATTGCCGAGCGCATGACCGGCGACACCATGCCGAACTTCGTCAGCGAGCGGATGCTGCGCGGTTTGGAGTTGGAGCCGCAAGGGAAATCCGAGTACGAACTGCGGACCGGCAACATGCTTCGTGCCGTCGGCTTTGTCGAGCACCCGACGATCCGCGACTTCGGCGCCACGTCGGATGCGCTGGTGACGATTGAGCGCGGCGCGGCTACCTTTGAAATGAAGGCGCCCGACACGCAGACGCATGTCGAATACCTAATGGCTGGCGCCGTCGTGCCCGAAAGATACCGCCCGCAGGTTCTCGCGCAATGCGCGTGCAATCAAGTCGAGCATGTTGTGTTCGTCAGTTACGACCCGCGCGTGCTGTCGGAGTCCAAGCGCCTGCACATCGTAGAGTGGACCCCCAAGCGCGAAGAAATCGAAGAAGTCGAGGAAGCCGCGCGCGGGTTTCTGCGCGAACTTGAACAGTGGTGGGATTTGATCCACACCGAAGAAAAGGAACTTGCATGAGCCAAGAATTCGACAACACCAACCGCGGCGCGCTGTTCAAGAACACGCGCAAAGAATCCGACAAGCACCCGGATTACAAGGGCACGCTCAACGTCGGCGGTACGGACTATTGGCTGTCCGCGTGGCTGAAGACCAGCAAGACCGGCGAGAAGTACTTGAGCGTGTCGGTGCAGGCGAAAGACGACGCGCAGCCCGCCAAGCCCTCGCGCGAGCCTGGCAGCGACGACGACGCGATTCCGTTTTAGCCCCGAGCGCACGGCGGCCATGCCGAACACATCCCGCCGCGATGCGCCCGCGGCGGGGCCGCGAGAAGTGATGCTTCATACGACATTTGCGCTGCTGCGCAAGCAGGGCGCCTGCGAGTCGGGATATCGAAAGCTGGCGCGCCATCTCGGCGGCGTCAAGGTCTACGGCCGCGACACGCCGATCCCGCTGTCGGCCGTGCTCGATGGCAACGGCCTCGACGATGCGCTGTGGTGCCTGCGCGCGACAATTGAGCCGTGCGACAGGTTCGCGCGGCTGCTCGCGGTGCGGCTCGCACGGCAGGTGCAGCATCTGATGCGCGACCCGCGCTCCGTCGCGGCATTGGATGTCGCGGAGCGGTATGCGCGGGGCGAGGCGACCGACGCCGAATTGAACGCTGCGAGTGCCGATGCGAGTGCCGCTGCGAGTGCAGCTGCGAGTGCCGCTGCGAGTGCAGCCGCGAAGGCCGCCGCGAGGAACGCCGCGTGGGCCGCCGCGTGGGCCGCCGCGAAGGCCGCCGCGTGGGACGCCGCGAGGGACGCCGCGTGGGCCGCTGCGAGGGCCGCTGCGAACGCTGCCGCACGGGCCGCCGCAAGGGACGCCGCGTGGGACGCTGCGTGGGACGCTGCGGGGGGCGCAGCGTGGAACGCCCAGGCCGACATCCTGCGCGAGATGCTGTGGAATGAGCGATGAGCGGCGGGGCGATGAACTATCTGTACCGCCGGCTGGAGGACGCAATTTTCGACACCAGCACCGCCGAGCGTCGGGCGTTCCGAGAGCATCTGTCGAAGGTCGCCAAGGCGCTGCACGACATCGAGTGGGTCGACTCGGGCGACAGTGTGCCGGGCGATGAGAACGCTGCGATCCGGGCGTGCGTCGGCGATGCGGCCGTGCTGGAGGCCGCCATCGACCGGGCGCATGAGGCGCACCGAGATCTGACTCGAGAGCTGGAGCGGGCGTGCCGGGGGCGGCCGACGTGATCCTGACCACCGCCGACCTCGCCGCCCTCACCGCGCGGAAGCGGCCGAGCGCGCAGCGGAGGGTCGATGCTATGGAGATGCACAGATGAGCTTTCTCGCGCACGCGTACCTGATCGAGCGGTACGGCCTGCGGCTGTCGCTGGACGACCTCGGGCGGGAACTGTCGATGACGCCAGGCGCGATCCGCAACCAGATCAGCGAGGGTCGATTTCCGATCCCGACGTATCTGGATCAGGGTCGCCGCTGGGCGGACCATCGGGACGTGGCCGAGCATCTAGACCGGATGCGCGCACAGGCGAAGTCGTCAGCGACTCTGGCCTGAGGTTCGGGAAGGCCCGCTCCGCGGTCCATCCGTATCGGAACATACGCGCGTGCGCGGTCGCGCGCTTGACGCCAGAGACTCGGACCAAGTCGATGAACGGAACGCGGACGCCGTGGAACTGCACGTAGATGGTTCTCGTCGTGTTCGCGTACTGCGCGGCCTTCGACGCCCATCGACAGTTGCCCGGCTCATACCCCCTGGCGTTGTCGATGCGGTCCAGCGTGGCGCCGGCCGGCGGATCACCCATGTCTTCGAAGAACGCTTCAAACCGTTCCCATCGCTCACAGACGGTGATGCCGCGGCCACGGTAGTCGGTCCAGCGCGATCCGTAACGGCATCGACGGCGCATCGAAAGCCACGAGCGCCACGCCGGCGACTTCGCTTTGCCATGCCTCAGCGTTCCGCGCGCCTGCTGCTCGCGCATCGCGCACCCGCACGACGTCGTGTGCCCGTAGCGGACCTGTGTCGCCGCCGCTTCGCGCTCTTGCCCGCAGTCGCAGCGGAACAGCCAGATTGCTCGCCGCCTCTCGTCAACGCGGGTCAACGTCAGCGCCGTCAGGCGGTTGAACTTCTGGCCCGCGATGTCCTTGGTTCGGCTCGGGTGTGGCATTCGTGGTCGGACGGGATGGGTGAGGCCCTAAGTGTACCGCCTCAGGTCGCAGGTTTGTGTATCGTTGGAGATTCGACCACTTTCGATGCCCGGTCACGAGCGCCGCCTGCGCGATGTCGTAGCCCTGCTCGAAAAGCCGCGACGTGCCCTCGTGCCGCAGATCGTGGAAGTGCAGATCGGCGATGCCGAGCGCGTCGCACGCAGCCTTGAACTGATCGCTGACCCACTCGGGCGCCACCGGAAAGATGCGGTCATCCACTCGCGGCTGTCGGTCGATGAGCGCGAGAGCGTCACCGAGCAGCGGGCACCACTGGTGATTGCCGGTCGTGCGCCGCGGATGCTTCCGATCCCGGATCAGCACCAGCCGCCGCTCTCGGTCCACGTCGCCCCACTGGATACGCACGAGCTCGCCGCGGCGCATCGTCGTGAGCAGCGCCAGGCGGATCAGGTCGCCGAGCACCGGGTGCGCTGCGGCCAGCAAGCGCGCCACCTCGTCATCGCTCGGCCGCCGCTCGCGCTGGTTCGTCGGGCCGACAAGCCCGCTGTACTCCAGCAGCGGCCGGGCCGGCGTCACCACGTCGGGCAACGGCCGGTGCAGCCACGTGCCGGCGTGCCGCAGCACCGTGCCGAGCTTGCTCACCTCCATCGCAATCGTGGCCGGGCCGGCGCCCTCGTCCATGCGGCTGCGCGCCCAGGTCGCCAGCACCTGCGGCGTTACGCGATCGACCGGCGTCGGCCCGAGCCCTTCGTCCAGGTGTCGCAGCATGTAGTGCTCGGTCGATCCGGCGCGGATTGGCCGCTGGCCGGTGTCGCGCAGTTCCCGGAACGCCTCGACCGCCTGCCGCACCGTCAGCCCGCCGCCGACCTCCGGCGCCTTGCCCTGCTCGATGTCGGCCTCGACGCGGCGCGCCCACTGCTCGGCGAGCCGGCGCGTCGTGAAGGTCCGGGTGATAGGTTTGTGGCCCTTGCGGCGCACCTGCGCTCGCCAGGCCCGCGGCCCCGTCTGGATGATGGACGCCATGCCGTAGCACCCCGCTGCATCGGTAGCACGCCCGGCCGTAGCACTGTAGCGGGCCGACGTGACGGCGGATGGTAGCCGATGGCGCAGAATGACGGTATCGGAGCCCGAGCGGTGGTAGAATTGCCGGTATGCCTCCGTAGCTCAGTGGGTGCATGCCCAGCATCCATGCGGCTTCTCGGGGCGCGATAGCACGGCGGAGCGCACATGCCTGATCCCACGACGCAAGCAGAAGATGACCGCACCCCGCGCGAGCGGTGGTTCACGTACGCGCTCGACCTGGAGCGCATCCCGCTCGATGAACGACTGGTGCGGCTGTCGGACGTCCCGGCCGACGATCCGCGGCGGCTGACCCCGTGCGTCTACATGCACATCCTAGACGGCCAGTTGATGTACGTCGGCCAGACGGTCGACCCGGAGTACCGGCGCCGCACCCACGCAGCGACGAGAGAGTGGGACGAGGAGTACGTGCTGCTCGTGCCGGACGACATGTTGGACTGGTGCTGCAAGTCGTGGCTTAACTCGGTCGAGTCGGCCTTGATCCACCACCTGAACCCGCCGTACAACGCCCGCCACTGGAACGCGGGAGAGAGCACCGGTCACGTGTTCGATCACGTGCGACTGCGCGGGTTCGCCTTGCCGGACGGCATCACGGTCGGGCGGCGGCACGTGCCGATTGTGCGCGGCCCCTGTATGGCGCCGGCGACCGACCCGCCCGCCGCATGAACGCTCGGTCCGCGGGCCGCGGCTGTCCAATACGCTGCCTACAGATGAGGCACGATTCCGCCGGGATTGGCGGGGTGCGGCAGGCTAGTATTGGACAGACACAGCAGGTGATGGAGGCTTATCTAGGCCACCCTGCAAACCCGCATGGCTGCGCGGTGCGCGGGTGTCCGGTCCAAGGCTGACCAAATTTCGCCGCGCGGCGAAATTTGGCGGTTTGGCAAATTCTCCAAAGTTTCGCGCTAGACCTCGATCACCTGGCCGCGGAACTCGACTTGGCCCTCGTCCATCACATGCACAAGCTCCGGCCAGAGCAGGCGCCGCTTGCAGTACGTCAACACCGCAAAGCCGGACCGCCAGTCCACCGGGTTGAGCTCGGTATAGCCGAACTGGTCGCCGTACGGGTCCGCGAGCGTCCCGGTGTCGACCCCGTACCGCGTGCCGTTGTAGTCGGTGAGCGGCGAAACCCGAAGCGAATGTAGGTGGCCCGTAACCGTCGTCATCCCGGCCTGCAGCGTGTTGTTCCTGACCGCGTGGATGCCACCACGGTAGCGGTGCTTGATCACCGTCGTCTCGTTGACGAACAGCGCCATGCAGTGCTTCCAGGCCGGAAAATGATGCGACAGGCTGAAGCCCTGCACGCCTTCGTACTGCGGCGACTGCGCGGACAATGCCGTTTCGAACCGCATGCAGTGGTTCCCACGCGTCCACACCAGCAACGCGCCGCCCGCCGCGGCTTCGATCTCTGCCAGCCGCTCCTCGACCGCTCGCAGTTCCTGCACGACGCTCGGGCGCTTCTCCCACTCGATGCGGCCGTGCCGGCTGTTGCTGGCACCGTCGAACACGTCGCCGTTCAGCACCACGACCCTCGGCCGCATCTCCGCGCACATGCGCACGAACGCGCGGTGCGCGGTGCTGATGATGCCGGGCCAGTAGTGGCAGTCGGAGCCCACTAGCACCACGCCGTCGTCTACCGTGGCGTCCAGCCGCCCTTGCGGGCGCACGGCGTACAGCGTCTTTGCAGCGGGCGCCATCGTCGGCCGGCCGACTGGCAGCGGCGGGATGCCGATCTTGCGCATGCGGGACACGAGCGCGCGCGTGGACATGCCGATTGCCGCGGACATGCGCGTGGGCGAGCCGCCGTGCTCCTTGTGGAGCGCTACCAGATCGGCGTCGGTGACTTTGCGTTCTGCCATCACGCGCCCCCGAGCGGACCGCCAACGGCGAGCGATTCGATCGTCTGCACCATCGCGCGCGGGATGTTGACGACGTGCGCGTGCTGCCCGTGCGTGAGCGTCTGCGTCAGTTGCACGAAATGGTCGTCCGCGTGAGTCAGGTAGCCGACGCTTACGCAGACGTGCCCGCGCACGGTCGGGCGCTTTGGCGCGCCGTCCTGCCAGTGGTCCGCGGCGGACATGGATGCGTCTAGCCAGCTAACGCGGGCGATGGGCGGCGGGGTGGCCTTGCGCTTCGTCACGTCGTCCCCCGCCACGTCTGCCGCTGCGGCTGCGCGGGCGCCTGAGACGCGCAGAACGCCACGAGCTCGTCCAGCGTTACGACCGTCTCCGCGGCGCGGGTGGCGCGGATCTGCATGCCGACCGGGACCGGGCCGTCGCAGATGACACCGAGCCAGATCGGCGGGTCGGACGCCGCTGCCGGCACCCCGGCTAGTGTTGCGGCGAGGGCGAGGGCAGCGAGTCGCATAGCGGCCTCCTAGTGGCCTGTGCGGGTCATATGAGCGCGGCTTCCGCGGCCCGGCGCCGCTCGAGCCCGCGCAGCCGCTTGCCGGCGGCGAACACCCAGCGCATCAACTGCGCGGGCACGTCGTCCCACTGGCCGGCGTTGACGCGGCTGCGCAGGGTCGACGCCCGCAGCGCGCCGACACCGCAGTTGAACGCGAAGTCGGTGATGGCCGCGAGCCTGCCCGGCGTGTCGATGCCGGGGCACAGCGCGATCACCTGCGGCATGTATTCGCGCTCGAGCGACAGCCGCAGCAGCGCCATCGCTTCCTCGCGCGTGATCGGCGGGTCGGACAGCCGCACGGCGCGGCCATCCAGGTATCGAGTCGCCCCGACTCCGATCGTCGCCACGCCCGCGGGGCATGCGTACGGGTGCAGGTACACGCCCTCGAACCGCACGCACAGCGCCTCGACAATCGGCAGCGCGTCGTCCGTCATTTCCCGCGCTTGGCGAGGCTGCGGTCGGCGATGTACACGCCGATGATCGCGGACACGAGCGCCCACCCCTGCTCGTCCAGCGCGAACCCGCTGCGGGCGAAGTGCCCGGCAATCAGCAGCGCCGCCATCGTCGCCAAGCCGGGGCGAATCGCGCCGTTCCACGCGTCGACCCACGCCACGCCGACAGCCCGCGACGTGGCGCGCACGGCCTCCACGAAAGCGTCCGTCTCCCCGCGCGAGATGTCCGCCTCGCCCTGCACGCGCACGACGGACACCTGCGCTTCCGTCTGCAGTCGCACCATCTCCACTTGCTGGCCGTGGCGCTGCGCCTCGATCTGCGTCTGAGCTTGCAGCATGGCGAGCTCGTGCTTGTGTTCCTGGTGCTTCGTCCACGCGGCGGACAACTCGCCCCACACCATCCGGAACGCGGAGCCGCCCAGGAACGATAGCAGCGTCTCGATCATCGCAGCACCCACATGAGCATGGCCCGCGCGGCGAGCCAGAACCACAGGTCGATGAGCATCATTCGCCGGACTCCGTGTCGATGCGCTTGCTGGGCTGGCTGGCGAGCCTCAGCCACCGGAACAGCAAGTACGCGATTTGCAAGATGATGTAGACGAGCGTGACGATCAGCACCCAGTCCTGCAGCGTGACCCCGCCGACCGTGAACCCGGCGGCGGCGATGGCAGGGACCGCGCGCAGACTCTCGGCTGCGACTTCCTGACGTTGGGACATGGCAGCCTCAGTCAAGCAGGGACGTGATGCTGACGCCTCCGAGCAGGCCCGCGCGTGCTGCGGCCGTTGACCGGCGCGCGTTCTCCGCGTCTACGAACCGCGACAGGTCGCCGAGCAGCGTCTGCGCCTGCGGGCCGCGCGTTAGCAGCATGTCGCCGATGCGGTCGCGCACAGGCTCGGGCACGACCATCCGCCCGTAGACGTTGCGGACCGCCTGCAGCGCGCCGAGCGGAGTGCGCGACGTTAGGGCCGCGGCTGTGTCCGCCATGGCGCCGAGTGCCGCAGCGCCTTCGTCGTCCTGGCGTGCGTTGCGCGATGCCGTTTGCGTCCCGCGGCCGACTTGCTCCAACATCTTGAGCCGGCCTTCGGCCAATAGAGCCGCCTCGAATTCGCGGTACGTGCGCGTGTTCGGGAACACCGCCTGCAGGCGCTCGCGCGTCGCCGGTTCCTTCCAGAACTTGAGGACCGCCGTCTGCCCACTCTCTGTGCCCACCTTGTCGCGCAGCGCCTGCGCGGCACCGACCCGGAATGCGTCGCGCTCGCTCGCGCTCATGCCGCCAAGCATTTCGCGTAGTTCCGTGGGGCGCATGGCGAACAGCGACCGCCCCTCGTCCATCGCATCCTTGAGCGCCGCCGGGCCGCTGAATGCATCGCGCGCGCGCTTGTAGTCCGGCACCAGTTCGTCTAGCACCCCGACAAGATCGCGCTTGGTCTTGAGCGCGTCCGCTAGCGTCGACTTCGCGGCGTTCGTGGACGTGCCGACGTCCACGTTGCGTTTCTTGAGCCCGATGACATCATCGAGCCCGCGCTTGATCTGGTCCCACACCGCCATCGGCGCCGCCTCGCCGGCCTTGATGTCCGGCAGAACGTCGTCAGCGTTCGCCGCGGCGACGCGCGCCTGCGCGATGGCGTCCTGCACGACGGGCCGCTGCAGGATGCGCTGCAGCCGGTCGTCGGCGGCCACCGGGATGTTGCGGATGGCTTGGTAGATCGGGCCGGCGTCCTCAGCCTGCCTGCGCGTCAGTTCGGCAATCTCCGCGGGCAGTTGCCGGCCGCCAGCAAGGCCCGCCGCGCCTTCGGTAATGCGATCCGCCCGCCCGATCTGACGGTTTCGGATCATTGTCTCGACGCGATCCGCCGTGCGGCCCGGAGCGGTCGCCATCGTGTCGAGCAGGTCGCGGGTGTTCTTGCCTGCAGCGTCCGCGACCCTTGCCTCGTCGCCAAGCTTCGAAAGCCGCGCCCCGGCCTGCGTAGCGCCGGACCCGTCTCGAGCCAGCGCCGCGGCCACGCGCTCGCGCGCCAGGTCGTCGGCGGTCGTGCCACCGCTGCGCGCTCGGACATTCCCTGCGGCGGCGCGCACGCCTGCGCCGAGCATCGGGACCGCGGCCGACATCGCCCCGCCCAGTGCAGCCGCCCGCGCGGCCTCCTGCGGGATGTCGGACACCGAATCGGCTGCACCCGCGCCGCTGACCGCGCCCAAGCCGCCGCCGATGATCGCCGCGTTGCGCACAGCCCCAGCCGTTGACGCGGCGGCAGGAAGCGCGCTTTCGATTGCCCGCGTAACGCCCATCAGCGGCAGCGACGCGCCCGCCTGCGTAAGCGCCGACACGACCGGCCGTTCCTGCCCGTACGACTCCGACGCCCCGCGCGCAACGTCTCGATATCGCGTGTACAGGTCGCCGAACGTCATGCCGGGGTTGCGCTGCCCGCCGAGCGCGGACGGCAGGAACCGGTCAATAGCCGCAGCGCCCGCGCCCGAAATTTCGTCGGCGAACCCGAACATCGGACCTTGCGCGGCGTTGATGAACGCGCGACCAGCGGTCGGCAGGCGCGCGCCCGCTTCGCGCAGGCCGGGCTGCGGCGTGCCCTTGTCGGCCACCACATCGTCGGTTTCTCCCGCGACCATTCGCAGCCCGGCCGCAGACATCATCCGCAGGTCGCCAGACTCTAGCGCGCGCAGGTCAGAATTGCTGAGTTTCGACAGGTCCATTACCGCACCCCGCGACGTTCCAGTTCGCGCCGCGCAGAGTCCCGCAACGCATCCCACGAACCTGTCGCGCCGCCGCCCTCGGATGCGTACCTCTCTTGAATCTCGCGGATGGTTTGCAGCGCCGCGCGCTTGGTGTTGGCCGGGATCGTCGGGTCGCCAACTTGGCCCGCCATCTGCCGGTACAGCAACACGTCTTTGTCCGACTGCGGGCCGGACATCTTGGGCATCTTTGCAACAAGCGCGCCCTCGATAGCCTTCAGTTGCGCCGACGCCTGTGCGCCCTCGGTCGGGATGCCGAACACCTGCGCGGCCATGTCGTAAGCCACACCGGCATAGCTGCCCGTAGAACGGCCGATCAACCGCTCGGCTTGGTCGATCAGCTGCAGCGCGTCCCGTGCTTCGCGCACGCGCTGCGCCGATCCGGTGTTGGCGTCGACGCCAACCCGCGCGCCGGATGCGTCTACGACCGGACGCGCCTGCACCGGGCCGTCGCCGGCCTGCCGCGGCACTGCGACAAGCCCCTGCGGGGTTTGGATGTACTGGAACGCTTCGCGGTTGCTGCTCGCCGTGGCGTTGGCCTCGCGCGCCCGCGCATCGCTCATCTGCGCAATGCTCAACTGCTGCCCGCGGTTAAGCGCGCCTTCCCTGCGCATGCGCTCGTCCGTCAGAAGCGCGTCCGGCGTGTTCGTCACAGACAGGTCCGCGCCCGCCGCCGCGCCGGTATACGGGTTGGTCGGCGTGATGGAGCCGCCGCGGTTGGTCATGTTCAACTGCACCGGCTTGCGCACCGGGGCGCCGACCGGGGCGCCGAACTTGTCCAACTGCTGCAGCATCGGCACGCCGCTTTCGTCTGCGAATTCGATGGTGCGCGCGACCTCGGGTCGGCCCCACTGGCCGGACGCCGCCATTGCTTGCAGTTCTTCGATCTTGCCGCCCGCGGCGACATACTCGCCGACGTCTTGCGCCGTGATCTGCGGTTGGCCGCCTTCCTGCGCGCGCGCGACGATCCGCTGCACGACGCCATCGCGCATCACACGCGTGGCAGCCGCGCGCCGCACTTCGTCCTCGGCCTTCGTCGTTAGCGCGCGCCTGTGCTCGGCTTGCGACTCCAGCGCGCCTAACTGCCCTTGCAGCAGTTGCATGCT